TAAGATAGATATAAGTATTTTAAAAGCCAGTGAAATTATATATGAACTACAAAAAATAGGTTATCAAAACGAAGATTGTCAAAATATATATTTATTACAAGAATTTATAATAGATCAATTTTCTAACCTTAAACAATTTTTAGTTAAGAGAGAACTCACACAATATGAACATGTACAATCTGATAATATAAAACCAATAATATTTGCATTATCATGGTTTTTAATTTTATTTTCATCTTCCTTTATGATTGTTAGTATTTCAACCTATATTTGGTTAAATAAAAAAAATGATCATTTTTTACAATTATTTTACAAATTATTTCAACTAGTTTTTCTTTATGAAGTTTTGTGTATTGAAACAATTAAATGTTATATAGTAAATGTAGAATTCATGAAATCTTGTAAAAAACAATTAAAAAATATAAAATGGGTCTTGGAATCAATTTCGGTTAATAATTATTATTCTTTTAACAAAGAAAAACCAATCTATAATGGTATTACCAATTATATACATAAGCATTTACTGGGTTCAGTAAGAGCTTGTTATTTACCGAAAGTGGAAAATTTACAAAGTGTTAAAATTATTAAACAATTAACAGATACTGATATTGTTGAATGTAGAAAATATAAAAATAATTTCCATAATTATTATACAAATATATTTTTGTTACTACCTTCAAAGTTAGCAAATATTGATATAGATTTGGGAATTTACAGTATAGAAATATTAAATGTAATCCAAGTTAATCTTTTATTTTTAGTAGTTGTATTGTTAAAAAATAATATCTTCTGGATGACTGCCTCGTTAGCAACTGGGATTAGTATATATTCCTTTTATACATGGTTTAATTTAAATAAAAAAAAAAGAAGTAATACTAGTAATATATCGATTATTAAAAGAAATTTTAAAAAAATGACTTATTCATCAAAAGAAAATTGTATAAAAAACTGGAAAAATATGAATAAACCACTATATCAACAAGGAAAATTAAATATCAACAATAATATTAATTATTTTAAAATTTTAAATTCCAAACCAATAAGGATTGAAGAATTAAAATATGAATATAATAATGAGTATTTAAAATGGATAAATAAAAGAAAATTACCTTATTTAAAATATAGGTATGGATTTTTAACAGGACATGAAGAGAAATTTCATCTACCTAGACCTAATAACATTACTTACGATTCAAGTTCAGATTCCCAATTGAGTTCTTTTGATTCAGAGTTTAAATCAACTTATTTTAATTATGAAACCGGTTCAGATAAATATGGTAGTTCAAACTATAGTTGTAGTTACGACTATGATACAAGTTATAGTAGTTACGACTACAATACAAGTTATAGTAGTTACGACTATGATACAAGTTATAGTAGCCCTGAAAATAGTACCTTAATTTCATATTATAGTGATGATTCAACATATAGTTTATTAAGTTTAAATTCTAATTATGACCTATCAACAATTTCTGAGGATAGGAGTAATGTAGCGCGAATTTCAATTACTGATTCTATAAGTAATAAAGCAACAATGTAAATGTTAAATGTAAAATTAAATAGTATTATTTTACATTAAATTAATTATCTAATAGGCTTTTACACGGCGGAAGGCGACTTGGGCTCCATTATTAGCTCCTCCATCTGAATAGTCATTATAATTACGGTTAATAGCTAACTCACGCTTAAATTTGATATAATTGGAACTATCATAGACATATTTCACATTGCAAGTAGAAGGAGGAATTCCTGTTCCATCACATTGGCTACTTGATGGTCCGCCCCTTGATCGGACATAAGGAATACGCCAATTATTGGCAGCATTTGAAACTTGGTTAGGTCCTCCGCATGAATAATTTTTTCTACTTAATAAATCACCTGCATTATTTACAGCACGAAAAGTACCAATTTTAGTTTTACCAGATAAAACAAATGGATTAGTATTCCATGCTTCTCTTACAGTAAAACGGAATCTACTTCTTTGTGATGCACCTAGAGTATCAGAACCCCCCAATGTGGGTCGAGAAATTTGAGGAGAAACTCCTTTCCCTCTATAACTACCAGAATAACACTGTGGCATAATATAATATATACAGTTAAAAAAAGATTTTTTAATATTGAAATAGGAACTTATTCTGTATGGATCCTTGGAACAATATTCATAGTAGTTAATTCTTGAAATAATAATTTACATGCATAAGGAATTTTTACTAAAGCAAACCTAGTTCTATTATCACACACATTACACTGATGAATATGCAATTTATCATTATAAGAACAAAATAATCCACAATCTTTGCATACATATGCTTCAAATTTATCCGAAGCATCATAAATTCTTCCTTGAGTAAATCTTGATGCTCCATGCGATATCATACAATCACGCTCCATTTCACCAAACCGAAGACCACCGTCTCTACTTCTACCTTCCGCGGGTTGCCTAGTTAGATTTACCATTGGCCCAATTGATCTACTATGTTGTTTATCAGATACCATATGTTTTAATCTTTGGTAAAAGCATGGTCCAATATAAACAGAAGATTCCATTTGTTCTCCCGATAAACCATTATACATTAACTCATTTCCATTCATCTCATAACCCAGTTTAAGGAGTTCTTTGCTAATATCTTTAATGTCAAGATCACCAAAACTAGTACCATCTCCAAATAATCCAAGTTCTAACAATACTTTGCCTAAAAGTGTTTCTTTAAGTTGAGCAATTGTCATTCTACTAGGAATGGCATGAGGATTAATAATAATATCAGGTCGTAGTCCTGAGCTAGTATAGGGCATATTTTCCTCTGGAATTATATTACCAATTGTTCCTTTTTGACCATGACGACTTGAAAATTTATCCCCAATCACAGGTTTCCTAACAGTTCGTACTTTCACTTTACAAAAGTTATAACCATCCCCATTACGGTGAATGTAATTTTTATCAACGAATGACTCTTCATCAGTTCGATAGCTTCTACTTTGGTCTTCATATTTAATTACCTTAGTATTATCATTTCGATTTTCTTTGATTGGAATAATTTTTGAAATAATTATATCACGATTTTCAATAAGTGTATTTTCATCCATTACACCCTTAGAATTTATCTTATTATAATTACCAAATTTCATACATTTTGTTTTAGATGGATCAGGTTTGCATCGAATTTCTTCATCACCTTGAATTTTTTTGTCTTCATCCTTTTCGGTATGATAAATTGTAGCTTGAAATAAACCTCTATCAACAGAGCCCTGATTAAATAATATACTGTCTTCTTGATTATAACCTGTATGAGTCATAATGGCTACAATTACAGGACATCCAGAAGGTATTTCATTCAATTGAATCATATTCATTACACGAGTATCTACCAAAGGACGAGCTGGATAACTTAAAACATATGCTGTTTTATCCATACGATTGTGAAAATTCGTTACATAAACTCCCATTGCTTGCTTACCCATAGCACATTGATAGGTATTTCTAGGAGATTGATTATGTTCAGGAAAGGGAATACAAGAAGCTAAAATACCAAAAATTGTACTGGGGTGAATTTCACAATGGGTAAATTTTTTGCAATTATTAGAAAGATTTTCCGATTTCATAGCAATCATACTGTGATTTTGTTCTACAGGATCTATATATTCAATAATAGAATCTTGATCATTTGTAGCAACAATTAATTCATCCCATGATAATTGATTATTATGAACTTTGTTAATAATGGATGGTGTTACAAGCAATTTGTTGTTTTTTACTTTAAACACAGGACGCATTAAACGACCCGCATCATTACAAACTTTAATCTCTTTATTTCCAATATCAAATATAACAGAGGTGTAAATATTAATAATTCCTTTATATTTTTTTTCCTTAAGGGAATTATATAAATTAACTGGATCTTTTGCTATACCTATCCAACAACCATTTATAAAAACTTTTACTTTATTTTCCAATTCTTCGATTTCTGAAGAACCAATTGAAATAACATCCTTTTCGATAAATTCATATAAACTAGAAGGATTTGATGGAATTGTTAAATGTGACATATAACTTAAATTTTTAACAACTCCTACTGATTGACCTTCTGGTGTTTCGGCTGGACATAAAAATCCCCATGTAGTTCCATGTAATTTTCGGGGCGGAATGAGCTTTCCACTCTTATCTATTGGTGTATTAATTCTTCTAAGGTGACTTAGACTTGAAATATATGTCAATCTGTTTAAAACTTGAGCGACACCAACTTTATTGCTATTAACTTGTTTAATGCCAAAATCACCAGTTGCCAAAGCTCGTTTAATACCATTTTCAATAGTAGTAGATTTTATTATTTTATAAATATTTGTCATATTCACAATATTGATGAAATCTTCAGTCGAACGCCAGGAACCATTATTTATTTCTCTAATGATTTGTTTTTGCATATCTTTTACAAGTTTATTGAAGTAATTACGGAACAGATTGTTAAGTAAAATTCCACATGTATCAATTCTTTTATTAACATAAGAATCTCTATCATCTATATTTCGGAAACCCAATGATGTTTTGATTAACTTATGAGTCATATATCCGAGGAAATATATTTTTTGTGATAATAGTTGACAATGAGGAAATAAATCATTTGTAAGTATTTCTACAGCAAACTCTCTTTTTTTTTGACGACCCGTTTCAACAGTCATATTGATAGGAGTGTATTGCACTACATTGGTAATGTATTGTAGAGCACATTCTTTAGTCATAAATTGATTTGAATCAATGATTGATGCTTGTAGAAAATTTAATACCTTTTTAAATTTTGGATTTTCGGTATTTAATATAATCATTTCACAAATTTCCTTATCTGAAATTACTCCCAAAGCACGAAACAAAATGAATAATGGGATTGGTTGCTTAGTTCTGGGAATTTGTACATAGATACCATTTCCAAATCCATTACTTTTAGCAGAAATCATCATATTAATTTGTTTTGGACTAATTTGTTTGTAATCAGGAACAGACTTTACTTCAGCCATCCATCCCCATTTGCTACTATTTTTTGAAACATTAAAACAAGATACCATATTTTCAGCAGCGCGCTCTTGTCCTAGAACTGTTTTTTCTGAACCATTTATTATAAAATATCCCCCCGCATCATATTTACATTCTCCTGTAATATCACTATTTACATGTTTGTATTGTTTTAATATACATATATTTGATTTTAGCATAATTGGAAGCTTCCCAATGTGTATTTTAGGAATATTTTTCATAATTATTTGACAATTTTCTAAATTATCCCCTGAACGAACGAGGTATTTGAGTTGTAAATCAATAGTCATATTTGATGAATAAGTAAAATTGCGTAATCTTGCTTCATTAGGAAACATTATTTTTGTAGCTCCATTATTTTCATGGATTTGAGGACGATAAATACTGAAGTTTTTAAAATTTATATAGATTTCTAATTTATATTTTTGTGTTTCATGGTTGTAGTCTTGGTCAGAATGAATTATAACAGGATTAAACATTTCGATTGTTTTTTGAATTTGACTATTTACAAAATCATTATATGACTCTAATTGATGACGGACTAACTGTTCTAAATGACAGTTTTTAAAGTAAGATTCAACAATTGACCAAATAGATTCAATTCCGATGGGTTCCATTTTCTTAATATGAAACATATCGTGAATTATTTATTATTTCAATTTTATCTTTAAATATTTTCTATATATATGAAAGAACAAATTCGTAAATTAATAGTAAATATAGATAATAATAAAAATCATAAATATTCTACTCAAAGAGACCACTCGGAGTTTCTAACATATCTAACTGATATATTAAATGAAACCTATTATAATCTTTATTATTTTGAAAATTATGCGGTAATTACCAAACCTAAAAAAAAAAACAAGGATCCCAACATTGATGATATCGAACCAATCATTAAACAAAAAATGCAAATACGAGGTGATGTAAATAATATTGAAGAATTAATTAAATTAATTGAACTACATCCAAAAGTGGAAAATTTAGAATACGATTTAACTAATATGGAAAATTTATATCTAATAAAAGATGATTTGATTGAGTTAAATAATATGATTGGAATGAAGCAATTGAAAAATCAAATTTTGGATCAAATATTATATTTTTCACAGGGATTACACAAATTTTCAAATGATTTTTTGCATACGGTGATTTACGGAGCACCTGGTACAGGAAAAACAGAAATTGCAAAAATAATGGGAAAGATTTATAGCAAACTAGGAATTCTAAAAAAAGGTATTTTCAAGAAAGCAACGCGATCGGATTTTGTAGCTGGATATTTAGGTCAAACTGCTATAAAAACCAAGGAATTAATTGAAAGTTGTTTAGGGGGTGTATTATTTATTGATGAAGCTTATGCGCTCGGAAATCCTGAAAAAAAAGATAGTTTTGCAAAAGAGGCGTTAGATACCTTGTGTGAAGCATTAAGTGATCATAAAAACGAATTAATGGTAATAATAGCGGGTTATGAAGAAGAGTTGGATACATGTTTTTTTGATTATAATCAGGGACTAGAATCTCGTTTTATATGGAGATTCAAAACAGATAAATATACGGCTGATGATTTGAAACGAATTTTCTTAAAAATGATTAGTGATGCCAAATGGAAAATAGATGAATCTATTTTTCCTGACGATTGGTTTGATATTAAAATGAGTTATTTTAGGTATTATGGAAGAGATATGGAAACGCTTTTTACCAAAATAAAAATAGCTCATGGAAAACGAATATTTGGAAAAGAAGGTTCGTTAAAAACAATTTTAACTTTAGAAGATTTAGATAATGGTTTTAATAATTTTATAGATAATGAAAAAATGAAGAAAAGGAAAGAAAAATTGGAAACACAATCAACTATTTACAAAAATTTATATATTTAATTATATTATAATGCAAGATTTAGCTAATTATTTCTTTGGACCTATTGGTGTTCAATATTGTAACTATTTTTACATATTAACAGTTCTCACATTTTTTATCCTTGTCATTGCTTTAGTTCAACTTGTGTTTGATCTTTTAACCAAAGGAAAAATTAATTATCTTTTAAGATTTGGAATAATATTCCAAGCACTCTTGTTATATTTTGTGAATCGTTTGTTTTATACAATGTGTGTTAGTGCATTAATGGTTTAAAATTTTTGTTTTTTTTGTAGTTAATATTTAATGTCTTCAAAAAAAACCATAGAAATAAATCCCGAATTATTTATGCTTTCTCCAAGTAAAAAAAAAAATAATGTCAAACGACCAAATATGAAAAATTTAATAAAACCAAATAGTTTGAAACGCCAATTGCTTAATAAAATGAAGGAACATTCTCTCAAGAATCGAAATAAACTAGATAAAGATTTACAATTCCATAATGAATTTAAAACACATATTGATTATTTAGAAAAACTAGGTAAAAGAAAAACAGTAAAAAAAAATGTTAATGCTCATATTGAACTTCCTGATGATCTTTCACAAACAGAAGAGGTTAATGTTAAAGAACCTCCTTATGGGTGTTTAAAAGCCGGTGATAAACCTACATTTAGACAGTGGAAACGAATAACACAAAAAAAAATTAATAATAATGAAAATGAAAATAAAGTTTCATTATCAAAACCTGAAGAACCTATTTTATTGAATATTAAAAAAGAAGAACCAATTGAAAAAATTTTACCTACGAGCAATATTATTAAAAAATTTAATTCCTCTCCATCAATTGAAACATCTCAAAATGCACCAATTATTTTAAAACCTATTAGAAAAAAACCAGGAAAAAATAAAACAATTAAACAGACTTATGGAAAATCTGGTAGAAAAGTAGCGGTGAATATTAAAAATTCTTTTACTAGAAAGAAAATTGATAATGATTGTAACCTTTTGAAAAAAACCGCTCTACATGATGTAAAAAAATATTTAAAAAATAAAAATTTGATTAAGACAGGTTCAAACGCACCTCCAGATGTGTTAAGAAAAATGTATATGGATTCCCATTTGGCAGGTGATATTGAAAATAAAAGTATAACAAATCTAGTTCATAATTATATTAATGATAAGTAAATAAAGATTTCTCTCTAATTATTTTATGTCTCTCATTGAATTATATTTTAAATATACGAAAGAATTAATAAATACATATGGTGCGCAAAGTGTTGTTTTAATGGAAGTTGGTTCCTTTTATGAAATATATGGGTTGCTTGATGATAATAATAAAATAATTGGAAGTCCAATTGAAGAAATTGCCCTACAATGTGAGCTAATAATTGCGCATAAAAAAAGTTGTGTTGGGAAAAAACAAGTTGTAATGGCTGGTTTTGGAAATAGAGATTATATTCTAGAGAAATATATAAAAAAGATTCAAACTATTGGTTATACTGTAGCAGTTTATAATCAAGATCAAAAGGGATCAAATACTACAAGAAGCCTTACAAATATAATAAGTCCTGGTACCTATTTTACCAATGATACGCAAAATATTTCCAATAATGTATCTTGTATATGGGTAATTGGAAATAAGTTAAATTTAATCGTTGGGTTTTCTAATATTGATATATTTACAGGTAAATCGTTTGTATATGAATACACAGAAGAAAATGTAACTAAAAAATCATGCTTTGACGATTTGGAAAGAAATTTATCAATTTACAATCCAAATGAGGTAATTTTAATTTATGAAATAGATAGAATGGAAATTTTAGGTAATTTAAAACAATTAGTGAATAACCATAGCCAGTGCCTACATATGAAAGATTTTAAGGAGGGAAGTAAAGAATTAATTAATTGTGAGAAACAAATTTATCAATTGGAGATACTGAAACATTTTTTTAAAATGGATGATTTTACCAAAATAGAATTATTTTATCAATATGAAATAGCTTGTAGGTCATTTTGCTATTTATGCAACTTTATTAAATTACATAATCAACATTTATTAGATAAATTACATTTACCAATTTTTCAAAACATTTCAGAAAGAACTAATTTGGGTAATGACTCTTTGAATCAATTAAATATTATTAATAAAATCAATGATGGTCCATTATCATCTGTTGAGAAATTTATTAATAAGTGCCTTACAACAATGGGAAAACGAAAATTATATTATCAAATAACAAATCCCACCACCAATATTGAATTTTTAGAAAAAGAATACAATATGATTGAATATATGATTAAAAAGAATATGTATTTATACTTTCGAGATAGACTAAGAAATATAAAAGACATTGAAAAATTAAATAGAAAAGTATTATTAAAGAAGGTAACGCCACATGAATTATATTTACTTTATTCAAACTTTCCTGAAATAATAAAATGCGAACGATTAATTCAAGAAGACGATAAAATGAAAGAATATTTTGATGATGAAAATATAGTGGACAAAGTGGAAGAAGTGGAAAAAATTTTAAATTATTATTTAGAAATTGAAAAATGTAATAATATAACTTCTCTCGACTTTGATGATAATATTATTAAACAAGGATGTTTTCCTAGTCATGATAAATTAGTAATGTCACATATTGAGATTCAAGATAAAATAAAAGCAATTCAAGGTTATTTAAATTCGATTTTAGAAAAAATAGAAAACAAAAAAAATGAATATGTAAAAATACATTCTACAGAAAAAAGTGGGATATCATTACAGATAACTGAGCGTAGATGTACAATTTTACTAGAACTATTAAAAAAGGTGAAGAGTCCAGTTAAATTAAGCTATATTTCCTCATATGATCAGAAAAATGCAAGTTTCTCTCTATCATTAGAAAATATCTGTAAATTAAAGACTGGTTCAATATGTTCTATAGAATCAACTGAAATTAAAGAACTAAGAAAACAATTAATTGATAAAAAAAACAAAATGACTGATTCATTAAATATACATTATTTTCAAATAATAGATGAGGTAAAAAATCATTACGAAAATATTGAAACATTAGTCCAATTTATATCAAAATTAGATGTTATTATGTGTAAAACCTTTATAAGTAAAAAACAAAATTATTGTAAGCCTGAATTGGATAAAAAAAATAAAAAATCTCATATTTTTGTTGAAGGATTACGACATCCCCTAATCGAAGAATTATTAATTAATGAAACCTACAAAGGAAATGATATTTATTTTAATGATTCGAGAATAGGAATGCTTTTATATGGAACTAATGCAGTAGGAAAGAGCAGTTTTATAAAATCAATAGGAATTGCTGTAATAATGGCTCAAGCAGGTTTTTATGTTCCGTGTCAATCATTTACATTTCACCCTTATAAACAAATTTTTACAAGGATATTGGGGAATGATAATATTTTTAAAGGTTTATCTTCTTTTGCGGTAGAAATGATTGAATTAAAGAATATTTTAAGATTGGCGGATGAAAGTAGTTTAATATTGGGAGATGAACTGTGTTCTGGTACGGAATCAAGTTCAGCTATGGCAATTTTTCTCTCTGGGATTGAAAATTTATACAAATCAAATTCTCATTTTATCTTTGCAACTCACATTCATGAAATTATTAACTATGAAGAAATAACATCAAAAGAAAAATTAAAAATTTCTCATATGTCTGTATTATTTGATAATGAGACTCAAGAATTAATTTATAATAGGAAATTAGAAGATGGTGCAGGTACCAATAATTACGGATTGGAAGTATGCAAGTCATTATTTTTACCCGACGAATTTTTAAAAAGAGCATATGAAATAAGAAATAAATATACAAATAATAAAAGTATTTTAGAATATAAAAAAAGTGCTTACAATAGCAAAAAAATAAAAGGGAAATGTGAAATGTGTGGGAAAGAGGAAATAGAGATAGATGTACATCATTTACAATATCAACAAGATGCAAATAATGATGGAATAATTGAAAAAAGTTTTCATAAAAATCATGTTGCTAATTTATTAAATGTATGTAATACTTGTCATGATAAAATACATAAACAAAAACAAAGGGGTAAAAGAATAAAAACAGAAAAAGGGTATGTTGTAAAAACAATATAAAGTTAAATAAATAAATAAAATTATAATGTCTGGACTAGAAGCTGAGAAAGAAACTCAAGTTCCTAAAGATGAAAAGAGTATGGAGCAAAGTCTATTAAATTTTACCATTACTGATGAAAACAGTGCATTGACTGCAATTGTTGGATTTGTTAATTTGGCCCAACGCCGAGGTGCATTTAGTATTCCTGAGAGTTCAAAAGTGTGGGAATGTATTCAAAAGTTTCAAAAATCAGCTAACTAATGTGGTTCCACCTGGTCTAATAATGGCGATTTTTTCAGGACGATATTTACCTAAAATGTAGGCATTTCTAGCCAAATTTGATCTGCTTTGAATAAAAAACCAATGTTGTCTTGTGACTCCAATAGAAGATGCTAGACCTTGTTTTTTCATTCCTCCATTATCCCTAGCATCCGTTCTAGCAATTAAAGACGGAACATTATTGAATAATCTACTTCCTCCTGTGCGACGCATTATATACTATATATATATTAAAAAAATTGATATAATTTAAATATATAAATAATTAGTATATATAATGATTATTCCTATCAAGTGCTTTACATGTGGAAAGGTTTTAGCGGACAAATATTCTTACTATATTGAGAAAGTACGACAAAAAAAGATATCCCACAATATGGAAGTTGATAAAGTAAAATATTTAACAAAAGATTATATGGACAAAACACCTGAGGGAGAAGTTATGGACGAACTAAAATTAAATAAAATGTGTTGTAGAAGACATGTGTTAACGCATGTAGATATTATTTAGCTTAAATAATTATCTAAGTTTTATATTGCGTTAATATATATAAATGAAATCCACAATAAAGACAGGGGGAAGTCGTTATCCATGTAATGTATTAGTAGGAGAACCATGGACTGCGACAAATTGGCCTTCAGAAAATAATGCCAATCACTATAAGTATGATACTTTATCTACATTAAATCCACGAGATTTATATACAGATACAGATGTTTTTTATAGTTATGCGGGGGACAATTTTAGCGGAGGTCGAAAAATGAAAAAAAAGACAATTAAAAAAATGAAAATAAACAAAATGAAAATG